AGAGGAGGACGCCCCCCAGCATCGCGCACACGCAACCGGATTCCGCTCCGATTTTCCGGGGCCGCTCCGCATCCAGATGAGACCTGTGGTGTTGCCGCGAGCACGGGCGAAGCCTGGACAGCGGCCATACCTTCCCGCAGACGCTCGCGCAGCTCGGGATCGAGTAGCCTGGGAGGCCAGGGCGCATTGGGGAGTGGGGTTCTTCCCGCCTGAGACCGAAGTGATGGTTGTCCTGAGACTGAGGTTTCGGGGACAGGCCCGTGGTGATATCGACAATTACGCGAAGCTGATCCTGGATGCCCTTACCGAATCCGGGGTTTGGGCTGATGACTCTCAGGTGAAGGAACTCATGATCGGCCTGCTTGAGAGAGAACCCGTGAACTCGATAGTGATCGTGCTAGATGAACTGTCCGTAATGCGAGAAGGAGGAACAGATGGGTGACGAACAGGCTGTGCAGCTTCCGGTGATTCCGCCGGACGAGGACCCGATCGCAGTTCAGCTTCCGGTGATTCCGGAAGACGGAATCGAAGCCGAGGAGGACGCAGGTGGAACCGACCCCTCCGGAGAGGGAGAGCCTCCCGTCGAAGCAGCCGAAGGAGAGCCAGAGCCAGAGCCCGTTGAGGACGCGGCTATTGTCGTGGGTGCAATCGCAGGGGAAGCGGCTGCTCGCGTTCTTCAGATGACGGCGAAGGGCCGAAAGAACATCGACTCGACGTTCAGCGCCTGGGTGCTCGGGCAGATCAAGACACCTGAGCAGCAGCTAGCCGAGTTCCGCGCTGAGGCCGAACGCCGTGTCGCGGCGCAGCGAGCGAACGGAGCGAACGACGGCTACCTGCGGAAGCAGCTCGTCGGTAACGTCGCAGGAATCAAGAAGGTCAACCTCTAGATTCGGCTCTATGAGTAGGATTGACGCTCACCTGATTCTGCTGGTAGCGATTCTCGTGCTGGTCGTTCTGCTGCTGTTCGACGTTTCGTTCAACTGATGGCGGAACTAGCAGAACGATTAGTCGAGAACCGCCGAGTTCTCCAGGGAATCAAGGGCGACACAATGCAACGAACGTCGCTCGCGTTGCGAGCGGGACACGTCGCGAAGGAAAACCTCGAACGGGCTGTCGCGTCGGGAAACGACGACATGCTGGTGGACGCCCTTCGTGACGCGGTGGACACTGCCGGGAGAGAGGTCGTCTCTCCCGGCACCCTCGCGGCGATAACGAAGCTGGAAGTCCAGGTCGAGAACATGGAACTGTTCCTCAAGCTCAACGACCGCGGAAGGCGGAAAGGCCATGCGAGGCCCGAAGCCGAAACCGGCTGAGCAGAAAGTCCAGCACCCACGGAAGACGAAAGTGCCGCTCCCTGTCCTGGTAGCCGGACGGACGAACGGAATGGTCGAACCGCCCGACGACCTGCCCGAGGAAGCCCGAGAGTACTGGAACGACTTCGTCGTGAAGCTCGACGACGCGGGAATCCTGGACATGATCGACCTGCCGGCAGCGACGATGATGTGCGTCAGCTACGCCCTGTTCGAACGCGCACGTCAGGACGTAGAGGAGTTCGGCATGTACGCGCTCGGCTCGATGGGCCAAGTCGTTGTCGCCCCAGCCGTCCAGATCCTCCAGGCGAACGCACAGGTCTACCTCCGCTTCGCGGAACAGTTCGCAGCTACACCATCCGCCAGGGCGAGGCTCGGCCTGGAGGGAGCGAAGAAACGGAAGCTGGACGTGGAAATGAACAAGCTGCTTGGCCCGAACAACCGCCGAACGGACTGAGCGGTGTGGGTACCCGGACGCGTCCTCCGTGTCAGCCTGGGCGGAGCGCGGTTCCACCGCTTCTGCGCCGTCGCGATCCGCCAGACGATAGGCAGATGGGCAGGCCAACCCTTACTCCTGGAACCCTGGCAGCTTGACCTCGCGTCCGGGCTTCTCCAGACCGACCAGGAGACGTGGTTCACGATCCCCGCTTCGCAGGCTCGCACAGCCTCCGGGTGCGCTACCGCGGTAAACCTGTTCCTTGACGCCTTCGACGACGGAGAAACCCCAGCAGTGGGCTTGCGTCGGTACCAGGAAGGCTACGTCCAGATCTCGAAGAAGAATGGGAAGTCAACCCTGGCGGCCGCGTTCGCCCTGTACTTCCTGATCGCTGACGGCGAAGACGCCCCACACGTGTTCAGCGCAGCCTCCAAGCGGGAACAGGCCCGTATCGTGTTCGAGCAATCCAAGGCGATGGTCGAACACTCCCCTGTCCTGTCCGACTGGCTGAAGATCTACCGGTCAGCGATCGTCTGCAAAGACAACGACGGCGTCTACAGAGTCATCTCGGCGGACGCCGCATTCGAGGAAGGCATCAACGTCCACGCAGCAATCCTCGACGAGCTTCACCGTCAGCGAACCCGCGAACTCTACGACGTCCTGAAAGGCGGGACTATCGCACGGTCGCAGCCGATGATCCTTCCGATCACGAACGCCGGAGCCGACCTCGAGTCCGTGTGCGGACAGGTGTATCTGCAAGGGAAGCTCGGGATGCGAGACGACCTGTTCTTCTACGCGCCGGAACTAACGGCGGAGGACTTGGCGAAGGTAGACGCCGGAGACTTCAAGGTCGCGAAGAAAGTGAATCCCGCCTCCTGGATCACTTCGGATCAGTTGAAGAAGCTCGGGAAGGAGAAACCGCCGTTCGTGTTCAAGCGGTTTCACTGCAATCACTGGACGGAAGCCGACGAGTCGTGGCTACCGGCCGGAGCGTGGGAACGCCTGAAAGGCGACACACCGCTGGAACACGGAGACGAGATCTATGTAGGCGTCGACGCATCGAAGAACCGCGACACAACCGCGGTCGTGTGGATCGCGCTGAAGAACGGGAAGTGGATCGCACGAACCCACGTGTGGGCGGTCTGGGATGACATGAGCAAGGCGAGGCCAGCAGCCCACGTGCACCTGCGACGGTCGATCCCTCGGCGTGTCATCGAGGACTTCATCAGGGAGCTAGCCCACGAGTACGACGCCATCGCGATCCCCTACGACCCCTACCGTTTCTCACGTTCCGCGGAGGACCTAGAGGAGGAGGGACTGCCGATGGAGGAATTCCCGCAGACGAACCCGCGCATGTGTCCCGCCTCGCAGGAACTCTACGACGCGATCGTGGACGGAACGATCGAGCATGACGGCGACCCCGTATTCCAAGCACAGATCTATGCAGGCAGCGTCAGGGACGTCGGGATCGGCTGGCGTCTCGACAAGAGAGCGGCTATGCGACCGATGGACTGCTGCATCGGATTGCTGATGGCTCACAGGGTCGGCGTCATGGAAGAGTTCGGAGGAACGTCAGCCGACATCAGTTCGCTGGCGTAAACTCGCCCGATGCGGCTCGTCCGTCACCGCGGCCTACCCGTCCGGGAACGCGTAGTCGTGAACATGATGGGAGGCGAGACGGCCGACGGAATCCTGCTAGGCGACTATCCTGACTGGATCGTTCTCGCCCACGCAAGCCTGATCGGGGAAACGACCGTGCAGGTAGACGGCCAAATGTGGGTGCCCAGGCACAGCGTCACGTTCCTGCAACGCCCCGACACCGGACGCCTGGACAGGGTCACATGACGTTCATCATCAGCGACGGCTCAGCGACTGGCGTCAAGTCATGGCCCTTGGCTGGCGCACGATCCGTCAGTCCTGGTTCGACGATCAGCCAGTCACGGTCGATAGAGCTCCACGGAAACATGAGCGCGGCGTACATGACGCTGTACAAGACGCAGCCGTGGGTTTACATCTGCGTGAACAAGCTGATGCGCGGAATCGGCCGTCTCCCATGGGGTGCGTACAACATCGACTCGGAGGGGAACGCCGAACGAGACCTAGGCGGAACCCTCGACACGCTGCTGAACCGGCCGTACCCGAAAGGCTCCGGCTTCAAGATCAAAGAATTCGTCGTCGGCCAGATGGCGATCAACGGAAACGCTCTCCTCGTGAAGTACAGGCCCGGAACGAAAGCAACGCCGGAGGAGCTATGGCCGATCGACTGGCGCGACATAGAGGCCGTCGCCGGCAAGGATCATCCGGTCGGTTTCTACCGGTACAAGGGCGGCGAGAAGCTGTTCCTCCCCGACGAGTGCATCCACTTCCAATGGTACGGCCAGGAGGGTGCAGGCATGAGTCCGCTCGAACCGCTTAGGCGGACGCTCGCGACGGAGGACGCCGCGCAACGGTACGGGATAGCGAACTTCGCGAATGCCGTCAGACCCTCGGGTGCCCTGATCCATCCCGCCCGGTTGAAACGGGACCAGGAAGACCATCTGCAAGCCAAGATCGACAGCCTCCATGCAGGCGTAGACAACAGCTTCCGGATGCTGCTCCTGTCGGGCGGGATGGACTGGAAACCCTTCGGGTACGCAGCCTCGGACTCGGAGATGATCAACACGCGGAAACTGACACGGGAGGAGGTCGCGGCCGCCTATGACATTCCGCCACCCGCGATCGGCATCCTCGACCACGCCACCTTCTCGAACGTGTCAGAGCAACACCGGATGCTGTACCAGGACACGTACGGCCCCTGGCTTGTCAACATCACCGACACCCTCGACGTCCAGCTTGTAATGGACGAAGCCGCTTTCAGCGACCAGGAAGTCAGGTTCGATCTGAACGAGATGCTGAAAGGATCACCGCAGGAACGAGCGGCAGCTTATGCTCAGTTCCGCACGTCCAGCGTGTACACCGCGAACGAGCTTCGCAGGATGGAAGGCTTACCGAGAATCGAAGACCCGTTGGCTGACGCTGTCCTGATTCCGTTGAACATGAAGCCGGTAGGTGAGAACCTCGTGGAGGAGCCACCGCCACCGCCACCGGCTCCAGCGCCACCACCACCACCAGCCGGAGAGGACGTACCCGCCGAGGACGTGCCAGCCGAGAGTGATGTGCCAGTCCAAGAGGAAGTAGCGAGCCTGCTATCCGAGCGCGAGCCTAGCCTGAACGGGAGATAAGCGTGGAGAAGAAGACCTACAAGGCGGACGTGAAAGCCACCGACACGGACGGAACATTCAAGGCACTCGTCAGCGTCTTCAACAACATCGACACGGTAGGGGACAGGGTGATGCCAGGGGCGTTCGCTCGTAGCCTGAAGGAACGCGGCCTTCCTCCTGTCATCTTCTCGCACCAGTGGCATGACCTCCGTGCGTGGATCGGTCAGACCACGAAAGCCGAGGAGACGTCTCGCGGCCTAGAGGTAGAGGGGTACCTGTTCCTCGACACGAACGACGGAGCGAAGATCGTGCACGAAGCGATGAAGTCCGGGGCGCTGAAGGAGTTCAGCTTCGCGTTCGACATCGCCGAAGAGAAATCGGTGAAGGAGGAAGACGAAGAGATACGAGAGCTCCATGACCTCGACCTGTACGAAGTCGGCCCGACGCTGGTCGGCGCGAATCCCGCGACGGAACTGATCAGCGTCCGCTCCCTCCCGGAACGGAAGGGGCCGATACCGTTCAAGGACACAACAGCAGCACCCGAGGACGCACCCTGGGACGCCGCAGCAGAGATCGCGAAGGCCGACGCGGACGACTTGATGGCGATGTGCGCCTGGTATGACTCGGCCGGCAGAGGAGAGGGAGGAGACCTGTCGAAGCAAGCGTTCAAGCTCGCGCACCACCGCGCCGACGCAGGGCACCCTGTCGTGTGGCGTGGCGTAAGAGGAGCGATGGGGTCCCTCCTGGGAACCCGCGGTGGAGTAGACATTCCTGAGTCCGACCGTCTGAAAGTCTGGAAACACCTGGCTGGGCATTACGAGCAGTTCGGGAAGACGGCTCCGGAGTTCAGGGAATACGACGACGCCGAAACCAAGAAGCTGTTCCACGTCGTTGATGAGCGGAAGCGAATGATCCGCGCACCGCGCCTACCGCTCGTGGTCTGAACCGCTAAGGGAGGAAGCATGAGGCTGAGTGACAAGTTCCGAGCGCAGCTTGACGAGAAGCGCGAAGAGGCGAAAGCCGCGTACGACGCGTACGAAGTGATGCGGAAAGAGTCCGTCGATTCCGAGGACTTCACGGACGACCAGTTCGTCGAACTGGAAGGCTTGTACGAGAAGCACCAGGAGATCGGCGCGGAGTGCAACACCTTGGAAGCGAAGTGGGCAAGGGCGGTAGAGATGGAAGCGAACACCACCGACAGGCCGCAGACAGAGCAGAAGCTGTGGACGCCCGAGACGCCGACCAGGGTGAAGACGCCTGGCGAGACGTTCACGGAATCGGAGACGTACCAGAACCTGATCAAGTCGGCTTCCTTGCACTCCGACCGCGCCAGGATCCACACCGACCCTGTGAAGGTGCTGGACCGCGACGCCATGAAAGCCCTGATCACCGGGGCGTCGGACACGTCCGCGGGAATCTTCGTCCAGCCGGAAAGGCTCGCAGGGTTTCTCGACCTGCTTCAGCGGCCGATCAAGCTCATCGACCTGATCACCGTCAACGCAACAGACTCGGACACGGTCGAGTGGGTGAAGATGAATAGCTTCACGAACGCAGCCGCCGAGGTCGCGGAGGCAATCGACCAGGCAACAGGCACGAAGCCCGAGAGCACGATGGACTTCGCGGTTGTCCAGTCCCCGGTCCAGAACATCGCTCACTGGATGGCCGTCACCCGCCGAGCCCTGGCGGACGCACCACAGATGCGTGACCTGATCGACACGCAGCTCCGGCTCGGCATCGACCTCCGCCTCGAGGCGCAGGTGCTGAACGGAAACGGAACCGCTCCGAACCTGCGAGGGATTCTGAACACGTCGGGTATCGGGACACAGGCGAAGGCCACGGACAGCGCGATCGTCGCGATCCTGAAGGCACAGGACGTCATCCGGAACGCCTACATGGAGCCGAACGCCGTCCTGATGAACCCCGCCGACTGGCAGGCTGTCAGGCTCCTCAGGGACGACAGCGGCGCAGGGGCCGGAACAGGCGGGTACCTGTTCGGTTCGCCGCAGACAGGAGGGATCTCACAGCTTTGGGGAGTCCCGGTCGTCACGACACCGTTGATCGCGGCCGGAACCGCGCTCGTCGGCGATTTCAAGCAGGCGATCCTGTGGGCAAGGGAAGGCGTCACCGTCACAGCCTCCACCGAACACGCTGACTTCTTCATCAAGAACCTCGTCGCTGTGTTGGCCGAGGGACGATGGGCCCTTGGTGTTCCGCGACCAGCAGGATTCTGCAAGGTCACCGGCCTGTAACCGAGTGGAGATCATTGATCCGCCCACCTTCTGCAGAGTTTGCGGGACAGCCCATTCTGCTTGCGGCCATGACCCGCATGCCCGGAAGACGATCGTGGGATTGATCACCACAACCAGCACAGGAGGACTCATGGGAAGGCGTATAGCGACAGTCGAGATCCTCGACGTCGACGCGAACGGGAACAGCTACGTGAAGTACGCGGTCGGCGAGACGATCCCGGACACGGATAAGGACGTCGACGACAGCGACGTGGAAGACGACCCGCCCGATCCGGAGCCTGTCTCGGGTATCCAGGTGGACGAAGAGACAGGGCTGATCAAGGGCGACACCGCCGACAACCGGGAAGCGCCGAAGGCTCAGTCGAAGCGGCGGACACCCGGACAGCACAAAGCGAAGCCGCAGCCCGAGGAATGAACCGATGACCTGGGTCGCGATAGAAGAGATAGTCGAGGACGGCTACGTGAAATACGCGATCGGTCAGACCGTCACCGATGAGGACGCCGTCACCTATTCGGCCTCAGTGATTGAAGACCCGCCCGAGCCTGTCCCTGTAGCGACGAAGCCGATCCAGGTGCATGACACCGCTACCGGCCTGATCGTCGGGGAT